CGTTTCTCGACACATCTGCCACTTGTTGACGAGACCGCCCTCAAAGTCGAAATGATGCGCGAAATGCCGGATCGTATGCAGCGAGAGTTCGTGAACGTTGCTGGTCGATCAGAGTGTTATGACGATGAGAAGTACCCAGCAGAGATGGCTAGAATTTTTCCGTCGCAAAAGCGCACCGATGGTGCTTTCTCAATCGCGACCATCGATGCTCGTTTGAGCAAGTCAACGATTTCCGAGAACGAGGCCAACTTCGTCAGCCGTTCTTGGGTCGCTGATCAGCTCTTCCATGCGACTATGCAGGGGCTCGGGATCTACGAAGACGTCGAGGAGTTCGATTGGGACCTTTACGAGAAGTGCGTTCGCGAACAAATCGAGTGCAGACGTAAGAAAACGGGTGGTATGGCTGAGCAGATTGATGAGCGCTCCGATGCGTGGGGGAAACCAATGGAGGATATCAAGCACTGGATCAAATCACAGGACAAAGCCAAGCTTGAGGCTTTCATTCTCGAACACGAGAAGGCCGGTCAGACCATCTCCACATGCAATGAAATCGTCATCGCTTTGTTTGGAGCGATGTTCCGTTATATCACCGCTCAGGTTGCCGGACGCAAGACGAACGATCATGTGCTCATTTACAAAGGGTTGAATCCAACGCAGTTGAACGACGCAGTCGCGAAGAACTGGCGACCCGATGGCACTACCGTCAATGATTTCACGGCCTTCGACAGCACACAAGATGGAACAAGTGTGGGTTTGGAGTCTTCAATGGCGCGGTGGGCGCAAGTTCCAGAGCGTTGGATTGGTGCCTATGTGTATTGGAAGACTCACCAGTACAGTTCCGCCGTGGGTGTCAAGAGCACAGCTCGAGACTCTGGTGAACCCAACACCTTTGATGGCAACACTTTCTACTCCTTCGCCGTGACCACTTTGAAGTATGGAGTATCAGCGATGTGGGAAGGCTATTGGCTCTTTGGGGGTGATGATATGGCTCACGATAGACATGTCGAGGCCTGTTCCCGATGGAACTTCTTTTCCAGACACATCGCGACTATCAGCAAGACACAACATCCGGAGCTTGCAGACTTCTGCGGTTGGATTCTGACCCACGAGGGAATCATCCGTTCTCCTACGCTCATGGCTCTCAAGATATGGTTCAAGCTTGGCCGAGGGCAGCACCCACTTCAGTTCGCCGCGAGCTTTGCAATGGAGTTGTATTTCTCTTATCATAAGAGTCATAGCACACTCGAGCTTCTGCCTTATCTTGACAGAGCGTGTTTAGCGTGGTGTGTCTCTTGGTTGCACAAGATAGTGCCCGTTTTGTGCGCCTCGCTGTTTGCTGCGCCGGAGCTCACTGTGTTTGAGCGCCTCAAGAAGAAATATGCCTACTGGAGCGCTTGTCAATTCAAGGGTCGTCAAGCGGCTTTGAAACAACTTCGTGCGGCTATGAACAGGTTCGAGAGAGGGTTTTGTGGAGTGTCCCCCCTTACGTCGAGTTCTGATAATCGTTTCCACTCATTCAGCTCCACAAACATGTCTTCATTCATCTCTTCCGTCGCCAACGTATCTGATGCTGGCTCTCGCGATGCTATGCTCGCTCTCTACAATGAGTTGGGTGTGCCTCGTGGCGTCTCAGGCAACGCTTGGGATCTTACCAAACGTCGTTTCGTGCACCGAGTGACAATCGGCACTGCAGCTCAAGTTGGGCCAGGAGCGAACATTGACGGTGTGTACAATGTCGATCTGCACTCGTTGACTCACATCGCAACATTCATCCAGAATGCTCCGATCGCTGATGTTGTCAGCGTCACTGCGCAAGTTTCCCCGCGCGCCAACATGGCCGGTCAATTCATCGAGGTCGCAACTGCTCTCACAATGGAAAATGATGCGACGGCTGTAGCAGATATCGCCACGGCGTTAGGGAAACCGACTGGTCAAGCGGATTATATGACCTTCATGGCGGCCGGTGGGATGCCAAACGCGTTTACCCGTGATCTTATCATAGGTAGTTTCGGCGTCTCGAAACAAATCAAGCCTGCTCCTTTGGTCGGAGCTCGCCCGAGGTTCAACTTAGCTTTCCAGTCTAACCATGCCGCCGGCGTGGCAGCTGGGACTCAATGCTTGATCCTCAATCTGTACATCTGGGTTCAGTTACGTTCTGTGTAACTGTCAAGTCAGCGGTTGGTCCAAAGAGACCTTCATAATATTAGAATGATGCCCG